CACCAAAGTCAGGTGCATTATGCAAACATAGATCAATGTCGTGCCGATATACCTAAAAGTAGATTTTTAATTGAAAGAGGTATCTTTGATAATTTTGGAGAAGAGCCAGTTGATTATACAATAAGTGCAAGTTGTTTTGAAGGAGTGTAAATGGCAGACGAAAGACTAGTTAAGGCTAACGGCCTAGAAGATGCAATTATTGGTGTAGGTAGCCGTATGAATATGCCCGACGTACTGATCTACAGCTATAACAAATGCGTGAAGATCTTCATGGAAAAAGAGGGATGGACACACGAAGAAGCTGTTGAGTGGATGGATTTTAATGTAGTCGGTGCATGGGTAGGAGAAACTACACCTATCTTTGTACACGAGATACCGTCTGACCAGAAGATAGATGAGTTCTTAGAGGAGCTTGGCTTCGACCAGCCCGCTAACGACAACTAATGTTTAGAATCTTTGGACCACCCGGCACGGGCAAGACAACTACACTACTCAATATGGTAGATGAACAGCTACAAAAGGGCACAAACCCCAACCACATAGCGTTCCTTGCCTTTACAAAGAAAGCGGCTAACGAGGCAAAAGAAAGAGCCGCCAAGCGTTTCAACCTAGATCCAGACGAAGACCTTTGTTTCTTCAGGACCTTACACTCACTAGCTCTGTCCATGACTGAGATAAGAACAGAACAAGTCATGTCAGGCATACACTATCAGGAGCTGTCAAAGAAGATTGGTATTAGCCTCAGTAAATCGCCGTCACTCGATGCAGAGATACAAGACATACAAAGTAACGACCATCCCATACTCAACACAATCAACTTGGCACGGCTCAAGAAGATAGACGTAAGACAGCTCTACAATGAGACATACATAGAGTATGACTGGAATACAGTTAATTACGTTCATCAGTGCTACAAAGAATACAAGCTCAAGAACAATCTATATGATTTTACAGATATGCTCCAGAGCTTCATTGACAGCGCGGATCAATGCTGTCCCACATTTCAGGTTACATTCTTAGATGAAGCACAGGATCTTAGTCCTTTACAGTGGGATATAGCCCACGCCCTTGATAAGAAGTCCAAGTTTATGTTTGCAGCTGGGGACGATGACCAAGCCATATATAGATGGGCCGGAGCTGACGTAGAACATTTCATAGCTCTGGACGGCTCAAGCGAAACCCTATCACAGTCGTTTCGTGTACCAAGATCAATACACGCCGTAGCAGAACAGATAGTGGGCAGGATAAAACACAGATACCCAAAGCGCTACCAACCAAAAGATGAAAACGGATCTGTCAAGCATATAGCTCGTATAGATGATATTGATCTGTCTGAAGGGCAGTGGCTTATCATGGCTCAGGCCGGTTACATACTGAACCCAGTCGCTGAAACCCTGAAGTCTCTGGGGTTACTTTATAATCACAAAGGTCACAGATCTATCTCGGCTAGAATATCTGCGGCAGTGAATGGCTGGGAACAGCTTCGTAAGGGACGGTCTATTACATTAGAAGCGGCTCGTGACGTCTACAGCTACATGAGCACCGGCACACGGGTCAAGCGTGGATTTAAAAAACTGTCTGGATTAGATAGTGATGTATTACTGGACATGAACTTCTTACAAGAGCAGTGCGGTTTGTTAGTCGGCGATGAGCTGATATGGCACAAGGCGCTTGATAGGTTGCCTGAAGAACAGCGTGTCTACATAACAGCGCTGTTGAGACGAGGAGAGAAGTTCAATGCAGAGCCTCGGATTACAGTGTCCACGATACACGGAGCCAAAGGCGGAGAGGCTGACAATGTTATCTTGTTTACAGATCTATCTCCCGCGGCTGATGAGGCTTTTCGTATAGGCAACGACGATGTTCACAGAGTGTTTTACGTTGCCGTCACGCGAGCTAAACAAAATCTGTATATAATAGAACCAGAAGACAACAATAGGAGCTACTATATATGAAAAAGAAAAATTTCAGACCAAAACCAACAGGTTTGGCAAGAATGAGAAAAGTTTGGAATGAAAACCCTGATGCTTTTGAGAAAGAACTTGAACGTATACCATCAACAGCGAGTATGAATGAGAGTTCAAGAAAAAGATGGTTTAAGATATTTCCAAACGCAGAAAGAAGATATTTAGATTATATTAAAAAAGAGAGTAATAAATGAAAACATTTAGAGAAGCAAAAAGAGAACTTGAATCAAGAATTAGTTCGTTAAACGATACGATTAAATTTTTAAAAAGTAATTCCTATTACGAAGATTATTGTGAAAATTGTCATAACATTATGAAAGTTAATTTAAGACAATATGGAGAAAAACAAAAATTTTGCACTAACAAGTGTAGAAATGAAAAATTTCAAAAAGAAAGATTAAAAAATGAAAATAAAGTACAATAGATTTTACTACAACCCTTTGCCTGACGAGGTGTGTATCAAAGAAAGTCCAGTGCATGGGCATGGTATATTTGCCTCGCAAGACATCAAACGAAACACGGACCTTGGGGCAACGCACATCAAAGTGCCTATGATACTTACATATATTAGAACACCGCTTGGTGGTTTTATTAACCATTCAGAAAAACCAAACTGTGTTTTAGATTGCACACAAGACTGGGATGACTACCTTGTATATAATATTATTACGAAACGAGCCATAGCTGAAGGCGAAGAGCTGTTATTAGATTACGAGGTATGACAGTGAGACATTTAGAATATATGAAGATGAGACTGAAGGAGGAAGAGATGAAGGACATGGTAAATCATCCTGAGCATTACACAAAGAGCTCAGTCGAAACCATAGACATGATTGAATCTATCACAGCTGAGGGCTTTCATTATTACCTTGAAGGTAATATACTCAAATACTTAGCGCGTTATAGACACAAAAACGGTATCCAAGATTTAGAGAAAGCACAGTGGTACCTTAACAAACTTATAGAGGTACAACATGACACTTCAGATGGCGATGTTCACACCGAAGTCAGAATGGATTCCACCACACGAACTACCTGACATAACCGGTGCTAACACAATAGCAATAGACGTCGAGACCAGAGACCCTGATATTAAACAGAGCGGCCCCGGATGGCCCACTGGCAACGGCGAGATTGTCGGCTACGCTGTAGCTACCGAATACTGGAAAGGCTACCTACCAATCAAGCATATGGGCGGGGGTAATCTTGATGAGCGTATAGTCAACAACTGGATGAAGAAAGTCTGTGAGTGCCCAGCTGATAAGATCATGCACAATGCACAATACGATGCCGGTTGGTTACGGCGCACGGGTTTTACAATCAACGGCCGTATCATTGATACTATGGTCATCGCATCGCTACTAGATGAAAACCGATACAGCTTCAGCCTAAACGCTCTAGCCTACGACTACCTTAATAAAACCAAGTCCGAGAAAGGACTGACCGAAGCAGCAGTCGAGTTTGGCGTAGATCCCAAGGGCGAGCTCTGGAAGCTACCGTCCATGTACGTAGGTCCGTACGCCGAGACTGACGCCGAGCTGACACTGGAGCTCTGGAACTGTTTCAAGTCGCTTATGCTACAAGAAGACATACAAACCGTCGTCGATCTGGAGCTAAAAGTCTTGCCGGTCCTGATTGATATGACATGGCGCGGTGTTCGTGTAGACACAGACCGCGTTGAGCGCACCAGAGATTACTTATTAAAAGAAGAAAAGAATGTCTACAAACAGATCAAGGACCTTACTAACGAGAACGTCGAAATATGGGCCGCCGCTTCGCTTGCCAAAGCCTTTGATAGCGTCAGCTTGCCATATCCAAAGACGGACAAGGGCGCACCGAGCTTTACCAAAGCGTTTCTATCCGAGCATACACACGAGCTACCTAAGCTAATCTTGCGCTGTCGTGAGTTAAACAAGACCCACGGGACATTTATCAGCACCATTATGAAGTACACCACGCCTCAAGGGCGCATACACGGGCACATAAATCAGATTAGGTCCGACGATGGAGGCACAGTATCAGGGCGAATCAGCATGAACCACCCTAATCTACAGCAGATACCGGCCCGTGATCCACAGCTCGGTCCGATGATTCGCTCACTGTTTCTGCCTGAAGAGGGCGAAAAATGGTGTAGTTTAGACTACTCGCAACAAGAACCACGGATCTTGGTCCATTATGCTAATGCTTACGGCAGATCATTAGGTAACGAGCTCAAGTCAGTTAACGAATTTGTCCAAGGTTACGTCACAAACCCCGATATGGATTTCCATACGATGGTTGCAGAGATGGCAAAGATACCAAGAAAGCAAGCCAAGAC